AAAAAAGAAGTAAAAGCAGCTTAAAACATGGGGCCTTTGGCCCCATTTATGGAGAAAATCTATATGATGAAAAAAGATCGAAGCTTTCGTTTACCGAAAGAAACAAAACGCTTACTCGCTACAATACCAAAAGATCGGCGTAGCGAATTCAAAAACCTAATGATAAGTGGTATTATCTTAGGATCAATTGAACCCCCAAGAGAAAAAAGAAAAAATAAAAATAAAGTTGTTCAGGTTGAGACTGAAGAATGAAACAAAAATTCATTCGTGCTCATATGAAAGTGGCTGAAGTTTATGCACAGCTATCTTCAGCTGAACGATTGAAAGTTGGTGCTGTTATCGTCAAGGAAGATACTATCATAGGTATAGGTTACAACGGCATGCCATCAGGTTGGGTAAATACTTGTGAAAGAAAAGAGTACATGCCTTCTGATGTTGTAGATACATTAACTGTAGAAGAAATAGAACAACGGTGGCCACATGAAGAACGTGGTAAAAGATACAATACTGTTACAAGAGATGAAGTGATTCATGCAGAATCAAATGCCATTTCTAAAGTGGCCAAATCCACGAATTCAACTGAAGGTTCTTATCTATTTGTTACTCATGCACCTTGTATACACTGCGCTAAGTTAATACATCAGTCTGGAATAACTAGAGTCTTTTATAAAGAAACATATAGGGATGATAGTGGTTTAAAATTTTTAGAAAAGTGTGGTATAAAGGTAATGAAAATTTCAGATAATTATAGTCTTGAGAATTAAAATAAGGTGAAAAATATGTTAGTGTTGCCTGATAATATGATAGGAAAACCTGTAGGTTTTACTTGTTCTACTTTTGATCTTCTTCATGCAGGTCACATATTAATGCTTGCAGAATGTAAACAAGTTTGTGATTACTTGATTATAGGATTACAAACTGATCCAACGATTGATAGACCTGGAACAAAAAATAAACCAGTTCAAAGCATTGTGGAAAGATATGTTCAGTTATCTGCTGTAAAGTTTGTAGATGAGATTGTTGTATATGAAACAGAAAAAGATTTAGAAGATTTGTTGATGTTTCTTCCTATTACTATCAGAATTTGTGGTGTAGAATATAAAGATAAACACCTAACAGGTAAAGACATTTGTGATGCAAGAGGTATACGAACATACTACAATTCAAGGACACATAGATTCAGTTCTTCTGAATTGAGGCAAAGAACTTATGAATCTGAAATGAGGAAAACATTATGACTAAAATTTTTACTGATGTTGCAACTTTCATGTCTGCCGCAGGTCAAACCATTGGCGAAGAAAACTCATTGCAGGCAGAGTTATATTTGAATTTAATCAAAGAAGAATACCAAGAATTTTTAGATGCTAGGCAATTAAACGATGATGTCTTGACAATTGACGCATGTTTTGATACAATATGGGTTATTGTTGGCTACATGTTGTCCCGAGGTTGGCCTTGTAATAAAATTTGGGATGAAGGTGCATTAAGTAATCTTAAAAAAATAGATAGAGAAACACAAAGAGTTTTAAAACGTGAAGATGGTAAAGTTTTAAAACCAGAAGGGTGGCAACCACCTAATTTCAGTAAGTTTGTTAATAAGTGAGGAGCAATAAATGCTAAATGAAGTAATCAAAAAACTATTGAGTGATAACCCAAAGCTTCCTAAAGCTTATAAGTATGATTTAGTTCATCGTGAATACGATGATATGGTTGAACTTATTGGATTGGTTGATGATCCAACTTATGATATGAAGGATTTTATGGGTAGAGAAATGCTCTTCCCAAAAAGGTGGTTAACACTTGATGTTTATGATTCTAAAATGGAGATAAAAGTATAATGACAATTAAATTAATTACTTTCAAAACAAATCATACCATTCTCGCAAAAGTTGTAGACGAGGGTGATATCGGTATTTTGATAAAAGAACCAGTTCAAGTGGTTTCTATTCCTCCTTCAGCCTCTAATCCTGAGGGTGGTATTGCCTTCTCTCCTTTTTTAGAGTATAGTGAAGAATTTAAAACAGGGATTAAAGTGAACAATAGTGACATTCTTACTATCAATCATCCTATTGTTGATTTAGAAAATCAATATAATAGAATTTTCGGATCAGGAATTCAAATCGCGTCTACACTATCTTAAATGAATCAATACTACACCAACGTATCAACTTACGGAAATAATATTCTGTTTCGAGGTGTAAAGAACGGTCGGAGAGTTAAACTAAAAATAGAATACTCTCCGACTTTGTTTTTACCAGTCAACAAAACAACAGAATGGAAAACTCTTTTCAATGATAATCTCGAACCTAAAAAGTTTGAGAATATACGTTCAGCTCGCGACTTCACCAAAAGGTATGAAGAAGTACAAAACTTCAAGATATATGGCAACTCTAGTTTTGAATATGCATTTATCGCTGAGACACAACCTGGTATGATTGACTGGAATATCGATGAACTAAAAATAAGTATCATCGATATTGAGGTTGGATCTGAAAATGGTTTTCCTGATCCATATAAGGCTACAGAACCAATTACTGCTATCGCTATTCGTAGTTTGAATGGTGATATGGTCGTTTATGGTTGTGGTGATTATGATAAAGAAAAAGATGAAACAAATAAAGATAAGAATGTAACCTACATTAAATGTCGTGATGAATATACATTATGTAGAACATTTCTAACTGATTGGGAGAAAGATTATCCTGATGTTGTTTCTGGTTGGAATATTAAGTTCTTTGATATTCCCTATCTTGTAAATCGATTCAATCGTATTCTCGGAGAAGAAGTCACAAGAAAACTTTCGCCGTGGAATAATGTGTATGCTCGTGAAAAAGTTATTCGTGGTAAAAATGTTACTTCTTACGATTTAACAGGAATAGCCACACTAGATTATATTGAGTTGTACAAATGGTATGCGCCTGGTGGCAAGTCACAAGAATCGTATCGTCTTGATAATATCGCACACGTAGAACTTGGTAAGAAAAAAATTGATTACTCTGAATATGATAATCTTCACCAACTTTATCGTTTAAACTTTCAAAAGTTTATTGAGTATAACATTGTTGACGTTGAACTTGTCATTGAACTTGAAAGTAAATTAAAACTAATTGAACTTGGTTTAACTTTGGCATACGATACAAAGACAAACTATGAAGATATTTTTGCACAAACAAGAATGTGGGATTCTCTAATCTATTCTTACTTGTTTGAAAAAAAGATTATTGTGCCACCAAAAATAGTAAAAAATAAAACTGAGGCTTTTGAAGGTGCCTATGTTAAAGAGCCGCAAGTCGGCGCACATGATTGGGTTGCATCATTCGATTTGAACTCTTTGTATCCTCACTTGATGATGCAATACAATATTTCACCTGAGACATTAATTGAACCTGATGATTATGATGATGAAATGCGTGATGTTTTAGGTCAGGTTATAAATGTTGATCGTCTTTTAAACGGTAGTATAGATACTAATAAGTTGAAAGATGTTACTTTAACTCCTAACGGACAATTTTTTAGAACTGATATACAAGGTTTTCTTCCTAAAATGTTGGAAGAAATGTATGAAGATCGGAAGAAATTTAAAAAGTTAATGTTGAAGTCTAAACAAGATTATGAAAATGAAACTGACGAATCTAAAAAACGTGAAATTAAAAACCTTGTTGCCAGATACGACAACCTACAGTTAGCTAAAAAAGTATCACTTAATAGTGCTTATGGTGCTTTAGGTTCTCAATATTTTAGATTCTATGATTTGCGTATGGCCTTGGGTGTCACCACGGCTGGTCAACTAAGTATTCGTTGGATTGAAAAAGCACTAAATGGATATTTAAATAAATTATTAAAAACACAGAATGAAGATTATGTTATCGCCTCAGACACAGACTCGATTTATCTCCGTCTTGGTGAGCTTGTTAATACGGTGTATAAAGACAAATCGAATCCTGATGCAATCATCGCCTTCATGGATAAAGTCTGCGAACAGAAAATACAACCTTTTATTGATAAGAGCTATCAAGACCTTGCTGCGTATGTTCACGCATATGCCCAAAAAATGCAAATGAAACGTGAAGGACTTTCTGATAAAGGAATCTGGACCGCAAAGAAACGATACATCTTAAATGTTTATAACAATGAAGGTGTTCAGTATAAAGAACCACAAATCAAAGTGATGGGTCTTGAGATGGTGAAGTCATCTACACCTGCTGCGATTCGTGAGAAGATGAAAGAAGTTATTCAGTTGATGATGAAAGGTGATGAGACTGATGTACAACAGTTTATATTAAATTTCAGAGAACAGTTTAAGAAGTTGCCTCCTGAAGATATTTCTTTCCCTAGAGGTCTGAATGGTCTGAACGAATATTCTGATTCAGTAATGATGTATAAGAAAGGTACACCTATTCATGTTCGTGGTGCAATTCTTTATAATCATTATTTGAAACAATATGATTTAACTAAAAAGTATCCTTTGATACAAGAAGGTGAGAAACTAAAGTTTACTTATCTGAAAGTACCAAATCATTTTAAAGAAGATGTGATTTCATATCCTGGTAGATTACCAAAAGAGTTTAATTTGTCTGACTACATTGATTATGAAACGCAGTTTGATAAAGCGTTTGTCGAACCTGTCAAAGTTATTCTAGATTGTATGGGTTGGCAAGTTGAAAAACAAAACTCTATTGAAAGTTTCTTTGGATAATGTTACAAGTAATTTTTCCATTTCTAACAGCGATAGCCTTATCTGGTGTTGCTGCATATTATTCTGTAATAGGATTGGCTCAAATATTTCCAGGTTCTTTTTGGCCTATTATTATCATGGGTTCAATCTTAGAAATGGCAAAGTTAGTAACCGTTTCTTGGTTATATAATAACTGGAATGAAACTATACGTTTGATGCGTTATTATTTCTTGATTGCAGTTCTATTGTTGATGCTCATTACATCAATGGGTATCTTTGGATATCTTTCTAAAGCCCACCTAGAAACGAACGTAGTATTAGGTGCGAATACTGTTCAATTAAAGACACTAGAACAACAGGAAAGAATCGTCAAAGAAAGACTTGATTATCTGTTGAAAAGAGCAGGTGATCCAGCAACAGCATCAAGAAAGATAGACAAACAGATACAAGAAGCACAAGAAGAATTAAAAGAAGTTAATGATAAGAAGTTACCTTTACTAACAGAAGAAAATAAGTTAGCGGCAGAAATAGGTCCTATTAAGTATATTGCCGAGGCTTTATACACAAAAGATGATCCAAATTTCATAGATAAAGCTGTACGTGCAGTTATAATCATCATCATTATTGTTTTTGATCCTCTTGCGATTCTTCTTTTGGTAGCTTCAAATCAAACATATAGGAAATTAAGAGAGAATAAAGAAACATCGACTGAAAGTAAAAAGGTAATTAAAAAGAAAAAGATTGACACTTCTACAGCACCTAGTGTAGAATTGTTTACTAAAGATGATAATGAAGTAATACCTAAATCAAAGATTGCTAAAATTGGAGAAATGCCATGAGTTTATTGGAAAAATTGAAGAAAAGTTCAACGATAAAAGAGACTTCTATTCTTGCGAAGTCTCAGTTTTTTACAGAAAAAGATATGATTCAAACCGATGTGCCTATGATTAACGTGGCACTTTCGGGTTCACTTGATGGTGGACTAACACCTGGTCTTACAATGTTTGCTGGACCATCGAAACATTTTAAAACAGCTTTTGCGTTGTTAATGGCATCAGCTTATATGAAAAAATATGAAGATGCTGTTGTACTTTTTTACGACTCTGAATTCGG